CAAATGGGGGATTAACCCCGAAAATATGCAAACAAGCCGAAACCTACGCAGTTTCGGCTATTTTTCTCTCAAAAGGCAGGTGAAATCAGATGGCAAAGGACGGTACAAGAAGAGGCGGCAGACGAGTTCGTGCAGGCGATAAGCCGAAAGCCCTCTCCGACAAAATCGCAGAGGGCAAGGATGCAGATATTATGGAGTTTCATGCTCCGGAATTGGACGCCGCTGATCTGGACGATGCCGCTGATTTGACCGGTGCGGATATGCCAAGCCCCAGTGCATACTTGTCTGCCCAGCAGAAGAACGGAAAACCGCTGGGAGCAGACATTGTGTACAAAGAAACATGGCTCTGGCTGAAACAGCGTGGCTGTGAAAAGCACGTCAACAAACGGCTGCTGGAAAGCTACTCACAG